TTTAGATGTTACTGCCACTCTGACTGGTTCAACATCATGGGATTGGAATTCTGCTACTTGGATTAATCCTGTTCCTCCTGAAGCAGAAGAAGAATCTTTCAATCTTAAGGATCTTGCAATCAAAGATAAAAATTAATTTAGTTTCATTTCATTTAGTTTTAAGACACATTCTTTTGGAGTTGAGCTCCCAGAAGTCTTAAAGAGACTTTTAACAACTAAGTCGATATCCTAGACGAGCCGTGAGCCAGCCTGACGAAGCGCAGTAGTCGAAGATAGTAAGTGTTCACCTTGCAACGACATGAACGGTGCTTTTGCTGAAGACATAATATTTCCTTATACAATTTTAACCGTCGATGTTGGAATTTAAAGATTTAATATTTTTGATGAGTTACTTTGTTTCATTTCAGGATCTATCAGATTGATCGTACCCTGATTGTTCGCCAAATTACTAGTCTATCTCCATTGAACCTAGAAAGAGATAGCGGGACAAGCTAGAACAAAACAATTTAATTTTGATTCTTGAAGATTTCTTTATTTGTACATGCGTAAATCGTTTATCGTTAATTAATTGTATGTTGAGATGAACTTGACGAAAAATTTGTCGCGGAACGCAACGACATAAAATCTAAGCCTTATTGCGCGTCGAGGTTATGTTAGAGAAATCGAAGGACTCCCTTCCGTACTTGGGGAGATTATTACCTTTAAGCTTCTGACACCTAGTATATAGAGTTAATAGGTATTTGCTCAACAGCCAGGCAGGAAATAAAAATTGAACATTTCCTGCAATTGAAAGTACATAAAAATAAAGAAAAACGAAAAATGACTTCTGATAAAGCCACAAACACGGAAACGATCCCAATTCAAAGGGACTTTATAATTACAACGAAGACAATTGCTAATGAATTTGATGAATTCTCTCCTGAACAAATTAGACAAGAAATCAACAAACGTTACAAGTATCATGCACAGAAGGAACCAAAACATGCTCAGACTTTCACAAGCCGGTACATGAAAAAGCCGGAATGGGAAACTATCTGTCGAGATGGCAAAAGGACTCCAAAGAAGATCTGGAACGAACTTGCCAATCAAGACAATGAACTGTTTCATGTTACTATTACTGAAAGAAAGGCCAATGACTCCTGGATTTTTGCAATTGAATTGAATGAAGGACCATGGAAAGGATCATGCGGTTCATCCCAAGCTAGTCGTAAAGATGATGCTGAAGGTATCGCATATTACTATCTGTATCAGTCTATGTATTCGATTTCAAACCATCATACTACCAATGGAGAAAGAACTGTTGTGCGTTTAAATAAACTTGTTCTTAACATCAAGAGATTCGATGAGACCGTCATGATCACTCTCCCGAACAGATTTAATTTTACCTTGAATCGAGATGAAGTTTCAGAAAGTGAGGATTTTGTTGAACTTTCGCTGGAATCTGGAAGAGTTCATGATGAAGTGATTGGAAGAATTGCATCTCATGATTTTTACCGCACTTGGGACCTGCGAGGAATTAACAAAATCCAGACAAGACCTCAGAAAAATCAGATCCATATTTCTGAACGACCCTATGCAAACCATCAGGATTATTCTCCCCAAAAACGATTCACAATTGCACCAGTCACAAAAATACGCGAGTTACTTGAAAGTCAAGAAAATAATGGTTTTGGATGTGAAACAAATGGTTCATTTGTACACTACAAAAACATCTTGTTTGCTCCAGTAAACACTATGTCTTTGTGGTTTCAAAAGAATGAAATTTTGATGCACAAAATAACACCGGAGATAATGCGAAGATGTAGAATGAACATCGAGTACCAGGAAATGACACCCAATCAAATGGCTCAGACTTGCGCAATTTTTTCAACACTTCAAATGTCCTATTTACGATGCCCGGATGTTTATGAGTTGAAGTTAGGCCTTTTTGGAATCTGCTTCAAACATAATCTCCAATCATTGACACACAATAAGAACGTAAAATTCAGCGTCGGGGATGTCTACTATGAATTGAGTAAGCTTGATCTTTTGATTATTCCAACAAATTACATTCACAAGAAGAAATATTTATCGAAGTACTTGCGCACTCAATCAGCTATGACTAAATTGGATGAAAATTTTGTGTTTGAAAACTCTGAAAATGGTTTTGATATCCTTAGAACTCATCTTGGGGTTAGAAAACAAAATGATTGTTCAATTGAAGATTTAGTTGAAGGATATTGCAATGGTGAATTTGACAGTTACGCTGAAATTGTTCCAAAAATTGACTTCCACAAACCAAGAAAGATCATTGGTGCTTTAGATGAAGATGTTTCACCTGAGACTCTTTTTCTGAAGTTTCTTGTCACAGACAGATTTTCAGAAGAAAATTTGCGAGAATCATTAAACAAATCAGTTCGTTACTTGGAAACTTTGTGTTCAGAGGAACTTTTGCGTAGAACAGTCAATGTTTTGTCAAAGAAACAATTCTTAGGAATTGAATCTAACAAGCTGAGATTGTTATTTAGCAGAGAACCAATTGATGTAGAGTTTCCCGAGATGGACCATCGCATTGACAAAATCGATTTTATTGTCACACACTTGAAACATGAGAGACTTATTGCACAAACAGCACAAGCAGAATTTGACACTTGGGCCAGTATTTTAGGATTCCAGAAAAGAAATGTTTTTAACAATCCTGAATACATAATTAAACTTGCCCATTTGAGACGAAATAAATTTGAGAACACAACAGGATCATGGAATTTTGAGACAGAACAAAAGACAGAAGTGAAAACAACATGGTATCAGAAGATGAAACAAGTTTTGATGACACCGATTACTGTTGGGAAAAATATTTACACTGATGTTGCTGACATGAAAACAAAAATGCAGAACTTCTCAATTGAAAATCTTGCAGAAGTTGTTGTTAATAGAATGCAAAATATGGGTATGCCTAACACAGTTGATTCGATTGGAAAAATTGATTTTGGATCAATTTCATCATCTGTTGACAGTGTTAAAATGTTAATCAATGGTTTCTTTCACGATTTCGCTAACAAAATGTGTCAACTATTTGGAGTTACCTATGTTCCCCGATTAGATGCGACTTTGATTGCATTCTATTACATCATTTTTGTCAGAACAGAATGCAAAAAGTTAAAAACAATGCTGATAATGGACATTGCAGTACAACTTGGGATTGCGGATAAATTATGGACAATCATCAAAAGCCTTATGGGTTACATCAAAGGCTTGTTGACTCAAAGACCAACGGTAACCACGAGAGAAGAGGATATTGCTAGCATTGTTGCTGAATATAATCAAGTAATTCAGAAGAGAACAGAAAACTTGAAAAAAGAAGTCGATAAGAACCAGTATGATTTTTCAATTGCTGAAGACGAAGATGATTCTTGGATCGACATGTTTTGGAAGTTTTTCTCACAAATGACACCATATTTGCTTGGTGGTGCTGCTACCGCTTTACTTGTCGCTCTGGGAATTACAAAATCAAAACACAGTGAGGATAAGATAGGCATTGACATTGTTCAGACAATGAGAAACATAAGTTTCATCAGTCTCGGTCTTGTTGCAGTCCCGAAGATATTTCAAAATGTCATTGGAATTTTGACTTGGGTAATGGACCATGTTAAAGGCTTGTTCCTTGAATCACATCAAGTAAAATCTGAAAAACATCGACAAGTTGCTGATTTTATATCAAAGGTTACAATCATTCCTGGACTTAGCGAATACACTTTGATGTTGGATGTTGGTTTTATTTTCAAGGTCCTTTCATGGGCTGCTGAAATAAAGGAAATCAACGAATTCATTATGGAGATCGAACCAACACTTGCGGTAAATTACCGTATTGCGGCAAATCAAGTTCTCAAAATATTGCCACTCGCGATTTCTGCCATGACAATGACATGCAAACAAAGAGAACCTTTTCATCTTGTTTTCTATTCAAGTAAGGCAGGTGTTGGCAAAACAGACCTTGGAAACAGTACATTGAGAATGATTCAAGAAGCAATGAAAAAGAACGAAGAAAATATTGCAAAAACAACAGGCTATCCATATAGCGCTGCAAATGATCGCGGCGCTTTTTATCCATTAAATGACACATTATCACATTGTGACAATTATTATGGACAAGAATTTGCAATCCTTGATGACAGTTTTCTCACAAAAGAAATCGACCCTGATGTTTTAACGACAAAAATAATGATGTTTGGACAAAATCCGACTATGACTAGACAAGCTGATCTGTCAAGTAAGGGAAGAATGTTTTCCTTGCAAGCTGTCGTCTCAAATACAAACAATTCACATCCTGAACCCTTAGGATTAGCAGTAAAAACTGCTCTTTGGAGACGTAGATTACTTGTTGAAGTTGAAGTTAGACCTGATTGTCTAACAGAAGACAAAATTGATGATACAAAAATTGCAGCTCTTGGATTAAACCGTAATTTGAGCGAACATCTCTTGTGCAGATTTATCAAGAGTGAGGAACCAAATAAAGAACAGCCAATCAAAGGTAGAGAACTTGGTCAGATTTCCGTTAAAGACATGCAAACAATTGTCTGTCACAAGGCAATGGCTTGGCAAACAAGGGAGGAACATCGACTTTGGCATAATGATGGTTTCCACAGCGTTTTAAGATCACGTTTCGCTCAATTAAAGAGTATGCTCTTTGAACAAGATAAGAATGCTTCACTTAAGCAAGTCCTTGACGAGGTTTCCAAACGTACCGCTAAAGCAAAAGAATTGTTCAACAATAAAAAGAGCAAAAATTTGGCTGACAATTTCATAAAGCAAATTGAAGAAGATCAAAAACATCTTGAGCTTTTATCTCCTTTTGTTGAAGATGCTAATCGCGAAGAACATGCTATGCCATCGACTTCAGTAACAACTGGGTTGTTGGAAGGACTTGGAACAACTGCTTATTATGACATTGAGACCAAAAACATTGATGGAAGGTATTACTCGGTTTTGACAAAATCAGAAAGAAGACACGTTGTGAAAGATGGTCTCATTGATCTTGAAATGTTTAAGGTTAAGAAATTGCGAGAAAACAACTTGTCTTATGATCGTGTTGTTTACGAATCCCCTGATATGCCAACTGCTCAAGAAAAAGAAATCATTTTGCATTACCTTTTGCAATTTAGTGTTGGTGAGGTTGAAGATTTTCCAAAACTTGTTACAAAGGCAAAAGCAAAAATGATGAGAAATGCACAATCGAAGAAAAAAGAAGATACTTGGGCTGATTATTTTAAATCAAAAGCAACAAAGATGGGACTTTATGCACAATGGTTAATGGAAAAGACTGTCGAAATAATTGGCGAGGGAATTCTTGTTGGATTAATCTCTTTGGTCGCAATTTTTGTTGGAATATTTGTTGTTTCAACAGCTGCATCATTTTTCGCTCCCACCATGACTTCATACAATTCAAGGTTTGACAGAAAAAGTAAATTGACAACGACTAGTGCTGCTTATGACAATTCCACCTATGAGGTTGTAAAACGCAATACATTCAAACTTTATTGCGTTGATGATCTGAAGCATTATGTGACAACAATAATTGGTTTGAGAGGGAATATTTTCTTGACGAATCAACATTTTGCTGATAACATCAAACAGACAACCACAATTTATGTTTATGACCATGCTAAAGGAGAAATTGATTTGGAAAGTTCAGTCACGAGATATACAATCAAACCAAGTGATTTCCACCCAATTCCAAACAAGGACGCTGCACTTTTGATCATCAAAGATTTCCGAAACACACGAGATATCACGAAACATTTTATCAGTGAAGCTGATCTTGTCAATAGTTGTGAATCACTGAGAGCTACTGATTTTACAAGTATTTTACTCCGCGATCAAAAATTACCAACTTATGACAAAATGTTCAAAAATGCTCCAAGAAAGTTCACAACACTTGGACGTGCTGAAGGAATGTTAGTTAACTATAATGCAATGATCCCAAAGTACAAACATGATGTTGTTTTCGAACTGAATAATGAGAGAGAAGGTTTGCTTGGTGACAGTGGTTCAATTGTTTTGCACAATGAAAATCGAGTTGCTGGGAAAATCTTAGGAATAGTTCTATCTGCCAATCTTAGAACTACAGTAACATTTTGTGGAGTTATTACATCAGAATGCTTAGAGCGCACAATCAAGTCTATCCCATCAGAATACAAGATTACGACTCTTTCCAGAGTAGACACAATTCTTGTTGATCATCCATTACAAGAAGTTTTCAAGTATCCTAAAACTGTAACGCATTCACCAATTCCAAATCAGTCAGTAAGTCGTGGATCAGGCTTTGTAAAGAGTCCAATCCATGGCGTTGTTGAGGTTGAAACAGAACCAGCATTGCAAGACCAACGCGATTCTCGAATACCACCTGGTTCAGTTCATCATATGGCAGTAGCTTTGAACAAGATGAACGGAGATAAATTGCCCTACTATTCTGAAGAGGAACAACAATTCATGAAGAGTTTTTTGAAGTATACATACACAAAGACACTGAAACGATTGGGCTCTGTTAAATATTACAACACAAAGCAGGCAATAACAGGAATACGCATGAAAGGATCAACATCAATTGACACACGAACATCAGCAGGTTTACCATATAAGCTTGAAAAAGGCGTTGTTGGAAAACGGCCATTCATTTGTGTTGACCCAATCTCCGGAAGTTATAATATTGCAAATCGCGTTTTTGAAGAGGTGGATCATTACGAAGAACAATATAACAACTGCAAAATCCCATACAACCAAAAATTAGAGTTTAGAAAACATGAACTCGTTGGACATAATAAAATCTATGATCCAAAAGGTCTTAAGACAAGAACGGTTGGCCTTGGTAATATGATCCATTTGATCATTTACCGTAAGATTTTTGGAGATCTTCACACATTTATGAAGAATGTATGGGATGAAGACGAAACAAGTCCTTTCGCAATGGGCATTGATCCTGAAAGACACTGGGATCTAATTGCCAGACATTTGAGATACCATGATTACATCATTGATTTTGATGTTAAAGCTTGGGAATCAACTGTTGGCTTAACAGCTCTGCGATTGGCAACAGAGGCAAAGATCGATTTAATTGAACATGCTTATCGATCAAGAGGTGAAAGTCCTCCAAAGAAAAGACAAATAGCATTGGCCTTGGCTCATGATTTCATGGATACTGATGTGGTGTATGAAGATATCATGTATCATAAGAACGCCGGCCTTGTTAGCGGACATCCTGGAACGTTTATGGAAAATTCTGAGATGCACATAATGTTAATTGCAGTTATCATAAGGAAGATACTGTTAGAGAAGAAACCTGAGTTTGCTACAGTAGGGTTTATTTTCGAACACTTCAGATTTATGATTGCGGCAGATGACATTCTGATTGCGATCAGTCCAAAAGCACGATACTTTGTAAATGTCAATGATATCGTTTCCGGATACAAAGCAAGAGGTATCACTGTCACCTCACCAGATAAGACAGAAAACATCAAAGCGACGACAATTGAAGGATGCCAATTCCTCAAACATCACTTCAAGAAAATTGACTCTGAATATGTAAGCGTTCCAAATGCTTCTATTTACAGACAATTGTTTAATTGGATCAGAGATGACACAGAGTTAACACTAGATGAACAATTCCTAGTTAATGTTAACAATGCATTTAGAATTCTCCACAGAAGAGGCGTGGAAGAATATGAGACAATACGTGAGATGGTAAATTTGCGCATGACCGTGAAGCGTATGCAATTCACATGGCCGTATGACTATCACGACATGAAGCAAGTCATCGATCGAGAAAAGATTAACACCGCTTATCTCGATAGCCTGAATAAGGCCAGAGTTGACAAACCCGAAAGTGACTATATATTATTTTAACCATTAGTTTTTAGGTGGCGGGAATATATAATCATATACATAATCAATAGAATTAAGTGTTGTTTTTTGTTTGTTCAAAAATTTTTTCAACACGCAGACATATATTCTAATCTTTTGCTTATTTTTTACTCCCAATTATTACTCTATGTATGGTAATATTTGATGCCTCAACGGAGGAAATTATTAATCAAAAAGAAAAACAAAAAATCCAAAAACAAATTAAAATGAAAACCCAAAAAAAATTTAAAAATTCATCAACATTTAGAAAAAGAGTAAAAGCTCCGTACTAAAAACAGAGTTTCCTGTCTAGCTTAAATGCCAAGGGAATCTCTTGCCTTTTGCTGTTTTTAGATGCTTTTTTGTCTTATTAAGTTTTCA